GTGCCCGCGAGCTCATTTCAAAACGCGACCAGGGGGGCCTACTGGACCCGACCGAGCTCGTCCACCTTCCATCTTCTCTCTCTGCTCGAGTGTATCTGTGCATGACAGTCACGGCATAGCAGCTGAAGGTTGTCCCAGCTGAGCGTGACCGTCGGGTCGTGGATGTTGTCAGGCGTCAGGTGCTTTATGTGATGCACGATCTCTCCCGCTCGGATTTCTCCGCGATCACGGCAGCGTTCGCATAAACCTCCGACGCTTTTCCTGTATGCCCGGCGCGTCTGCTTCCATGCGTCCGAGCTGTAGAACTCTGCGGCCCATTCTTTCATGCAATAACTCCGGGCGGAGCCGAAGCCCCGCCCACGCAAAAAGGAGAAGATCATCCTCATGTCAAGGATTCACGCTTACCTTATAGCACACTTGACACGTATAGTTTCTATCAACTTTCAGCATCCAGAACTTTCTGCATGTCCCGCTCTCCCATGTACCTGTATCGATAGCATGTCGCATATGAAACATGCATCATCTCAGCCACTTCCCACATGGTCGCGTCCGTGAAGTAGTAGTTGCGGATGATCAGAGCGGCGAGGTCGTCCTCGATGCCTGCCATGAGCTGCGGGATCCTGACGTTTATGAGCCACTGCCTTCTGGCGTTCAGCTCCCCGATCTTCTTCTCCTTGGCGAGGATCCTGTCCATGGCCGCCGGGTATTTGTCATAGATCCCGCTCGTCTGCACACGGTCGGAAGCGTAGTCGACACCGCCGGGAGTCAGACCCATGCGGATGTGTTCTATCTCCGCGTAGAGAGTCACGATCTCTCTCTCCAACTTCAGCGGCTCCCTGAGGATCTCCTCGGCTCTCATGAATACCATTTCTCCATTTCTTTGAAATATCGGACCCCTTCGCGGTAACCCAAACTTTCAAGCAGTTCGCACATCAGTTCGTCCGCGTCAATGTGGTTATCTTCTGGCGAGCTGCCTTGCCTGATCTTTATCCTCCACATCTTCTCCGAAAATTCTGCCGGGCTCATGTCACTCCTCCATCCTTGCTCCGCAGTTAGGGCAAAACGCCGTTCGGTGTCCTACCGCTCCGCATTCGGAGCACATGTAAATGCAGATATACCCGCCCGGTCTCTGAACCCACTTGCCCGTCCTCGAGTGAGCCTCCGCTTTCCCTCGCTCATATGCGGTCTTCCATAATTTGTCACAGTACTCGGACAGGTCGGTGGTCGGCAAGCGCCCGATGCAACTTTGGCAATCACCCCATCCCTGCTCATAAGCATCATCGCAGTCAATCGGTTTATGTTTTCTGTATTCTTTAGGCATAATAGGCAGTGTTATCGCCGCCTGTCTGCTGATAAGGTCATCCATGCTTATCCTCCGCTCAACAAAACTCATGCTCATCAAATCGGTATCCATTCACGTTGCGTACACCATAACGAAAATCGTCTGGGTTATCCTCGCTCTGCTTTTCCTCTACCATGTCGAAAAACTCATCGAACGAAACTACCTCGTCATACTCGTCCACGATGGCATACGTTTTGTCCTCGACTGTGTGCTTATACAGCCACTCCCGGACTTCCTCGTAATTACTCCACACAACAGGCGGGTCGTTCCATCTGTCATTTTGCACCTCAAACAGAAACCGCCATCCCCACGATGACTTGCCGATGTGAATAGGCTCACTGGTAGTCGGTCTATTTCTAACCGCATAATAATTTGTTCCCATACTCACTCCTCCGCTTCTATGATGGTCGGCGCGTCCATCACTGTTTCTTCCGCTATGCCCTGATCGATGCTGTCCAACATACTGCTAAAGTTCAACGCATCCGCATCTATCAGCCGTCCGTGCTTCGGGACTTCCACAAGAGGACACTCCGTAGGTCTTCGCTCTCCCCTCTTCCGCAGAATGATGCTGTGGTTTACGGCGCAACCGCTCGCTCCCCCTGTCGGATCTATAATCTGAGCAGAGCAGTCTTCACAGCTCTCTGGCATCCCCATGCCCTTAATCAGAACACTCATCTTCCTCATCCTCCTTGTCGCACTTGTCGCAGTCTCCGCAACAGTATCTTCCTTCACAAGTTTCGTCATATCGCCAACGGAACACGCTCATCTCCTTCTCCTCCTCTCCTTCCGTACCCACCTGATAATCTCCTTCGCGGCCCATATCACCACCGAGATGATGATGATCAGCACGGCCAGAAGGAAGAACACCAGTAACATTTTTGCGATGGTGTAGATCATACCAGCCCACCCCTTCCTCGAAGGTCTTCCCAGAACTTTTCGTCCACCGGCGTGTTATGCGTTTGAATGTCTGCAAAGCTTGCGGTCGGTTTCTTCTCAGCGTCGCTCTGGGCGTTGATCAGCCAGTTCACAACGTAGCGCTCGATGTTGGTCACGTTCTTCCGCTGGTCCATGGCGTTGTGCTTTACGAGCGCCCGCAGGAGCTCCCGGTGAACGTCGACCTTCGGGAAGGCCCGCTCGAACTCCTGTATCTTCTCGACTGGCGGGAACCAATTCGAACCGTCGGCAAGGACGAAGGCGGACGGCTGCGCGAAACCGCGCCCATTCCCATTCTCATTTACATTTACATTTACATTTCCATTTACATTAGGTTCGGGCTTGGTTTCGGTTTGGTTATGGTTTGGTTTCGGTTTGGTTTCGGTTTGGTTATGGTTTGGTTTTTTCGGACGGCCTCCTTTTTTGCCGTTTTCATAGCGCTGGTTGTTCGCGTCAATGAGCGGTTTTGCTATGGTATATAAGGCGATGTAGCTCCCGGAGCCTTCCGGCTCGACGCCCTCAAGCGCGTACTTGATGAGCGCGTCATAAAACCGGAGCCGTTCGGAGTTCTTCAGGCTTTGCGCGGCTTCGAAAAAACTTTTGTAAAAAACGAAACTTTCTCGGTTCATTTGTTTCCCTTTCTGATCGCTTTTATAATTGTGTCTATCCATTCTTCGGTGAAGGTGATCGGGCCGGGCGCGTCTCCGTACTCGGCGAGCGCCTGCAGCACTTCCGGAACGTACTCGGCCGGGACGGTCAGCTGCCAGCGCTGGCGGTTCTTCCGATGGACCACGACCGGGAGCGTCCCGTCCTTCTTCCGTTCCATCTCGGCGATGGACTGCCGGAGCGCTTTCTTCAGGTCGAGGTCCTCCACCCGCTTCACTTCCCAGTGAAAAGGCCAGACGCCCACGACGTCGGGCTCCCCGGCGAAGACGCGGCCCCGCCGGGTGCCTTCGTAGCCGAGCGCGAGCAGGAAGTCTTTAAACTCCCGCTCGCCTCGGTCGCCTTTTTGCTTCGAGCCCTTGCCGGTCATTTCTTTTTGACCTCGATCAGGTCGTGCAGCGGTTCGAGCGGGACGAGAAGCATCAGCCCCTTCTCGTCCGATAAGCTCAACGTCTCGCCGATCGCGTCCTTCGTGATGCGGACGGTCACGTCCTGCCCCCAGATGTGGAGCCCGTCGCTCCACGCGCCCTTTACGGTCCTTTCTGCGTACATGATCGCCACCTCACTCGAACGGAAGCTCACTGTCGAGCTTTTCGACGAACTCCGAAACGCTGGCGACCGTCTCCGTCTTTTTGCTTTCCGCGAACTCCTGATCTTCGACGATCACGTCCGTGGTGTAAACCGTGGCGCCCTCGCGGTTGGTATAACTCCCGGTCTGGATGCGGCCGGTGACCACCACCTTCGTCCCTTGCTTCAGGTACTTTTCCGCGAACTCGGCGGACTTGCCAAACGCCACGCAGTTGATGAAGTCCGCCTCGTCCTTCTTAAAGCGCCGGTCCACCGCCAGCCGATAGCGCGCGACCTTCGTCTCGCCTGCGTCCTTCGGTTCCGGGTCTCTGGTCAGTCTGCCCATTAAGATAACCTTGTTCATAACGTTCCCTCCTCTAATGCTTTGACCATGTCGTTGTAAGCCTCCTGCGGCACTTCCGACGGCCGCGAGTATCCGTATCGAAGAAGGACCTCGGTCGGGTCCTTTTCCTTCTCTTTGCATATGCCTTGCAGGACCTTCCACTGTTTGGCGCTGATGCAACCGTCCACCGGTTCCGCCTCGATCGTGGTCTTCTTCGTGCGCTCCTGCTGGTTTATGGCGTTCGCCACTTCCTCGTAGCTGGCTACGCTCGTGTCGATGCCGAACCCGGCCATGCCCAGAGCGCGCCCCACGGCCGACGTCTCGCAGTTCTCAATATAGGAAGTCTTATTGATATACGAGCTCTTTTCGTTCTCGTAGGCTGTGCCGGTGCCGAGGATGGTCTCCCCGATGCCGACCTCCGCCCGCATAATGCAAACCCCATTCTCAACGCTCAGCAGCTGCGTCCTGATGAACCCTTCCGGGTAGCACATCCGGAATGCCTTGATGCGCTGGTTCACCTCCGCGTATTCCTTGCCCTTGATGTTCGTCGTCCTGATCTGGGCGTTTGCCTTCTGGATTTGTTCAAAACTAATCACGTTCTAATCCTCCCAATATTCCTTGACCGCGCAGTCCGTGCAGACCAACAGGTCGCCGTCCCTCTGCGGTATCCTGTACCATTCTTCCATCGGAGCGCCGCAGCAGTCGCACTTCGGCAAGGTCGCTTCCTTCATTGCGATGCGGACATCCTCGGCCTCGAAGAAATCGAAATTATCCTTCATGCTGTTCTACCTTCAAACGTTCGATGATCTCCTCGGCCTCGCGGCTCCGGGTCCATCCCATGACGGCGTTGATGGTCTCCGCGGAAATGGTCGCGGTGTACTCGAACCGCACCCAGCTCTGGTCCTTGTTGCGCTCTTTGCTGAGCGCGTCCTCGATCTCGGCGGCCTTGACGATGTTCTCCAGCGCCTGGAGGCGGGTCCTCATCTCCGTGTTTTCTTCCAGAAGGACCGCGAAGCGGTCGATCAGCTCCATCGTGTACTCGTTCATTCTTTCTCTTCTCCTTTTCTTGTTATGGCTCCCGGGTCGATCTCCGGGAAAAGCTTTTGAAATTCTGGGGTTTTAACGTACCAGTCGAGAACTCCGTCTCGTCTCGCTTGTCTGAGGATTTCTATCCGAAGCGCGGTATATGCCGCGCTGATCATGTCGCGCTCCATTTCAAACTCCGAAATAGTGGCAGCCGTGCTGGAACACGAAGGTGCCGTTAGCACAGCCGTACATGCTGAAGTAAATTATTTCTGTGTTCAGCTGGTCTCCGGAAAGCGCGAGCCGGGCGGCTTCGTAGCACTCCGGCGTGACGTTTCCCCACGCCCGGGCGAGGCCGCCGTCGAGAACCGGGCTGAACTGGTGCGGCTGGTAGACCACGCCCTCGACCGTGTCCGGCCATGCCGGACTGTGAACGCGGTTCATGACCGTGTCGCCGACCAGCCTCATCCCTTCGAAGTCTTGGTCTCCCGCTTCCGCGTAGATGATCGCCGCCAGAAGGTCGAGGTCGCTGGCTGTGTAGGTGACCGGCTCCGTCCATTCCTCGGCGCCTCTCATGTCCGCGAGCTCCTGCCGGTCCATGGTCTGGAGCGCTGCAAAAGCCGGGGTGTGGATGCCGTCCCGGATGCTCGCCGCCTTCGCTCGGAGTCCGAAAAAAAGGAAGGAAGCTGTCACCGCTGCACCAATTCCGGCCGCCAGCAGGCCCATCTTGATCTCGTATAAAATCCGCCGTCTCATCTCAGCCCTCCAGTCCTCTGATGACGTCCTTTATCAATGCCCAGCAGCTGTCGAGGTGGACGTTGATCGGGTTTCCGTTTCCTCCTTCAAAAACCGGAATGACCACCTCGAAGACTTCGTCTTTGATGTAGTCGAGTCGAATCAGGTCGGAAAACTGCCGCGTGGTCCTAAGCGTGGCCGCCAGTGCGTCGCACGTTCTCTGTTTGCTTTCGTTCATGCTGTTGCCCTCCTTCCTCTCAGGAACTCGCAGAGTCCCTCGTGCCTGATGCGGACCGTCTGGCCGTCCTCGATCAGGTCGGCCGCCTTCGCTTCCGGTCTCCATGCCGTCACCCATCTCCTGATGGTCGAGTAGCTCACGCCCAGCCGCGCCGCTTCTCCCTTTAGTGTCTCGTACTCTCTCATTTTGTTTCCCTTTCTGTAACTCGTTTGTTACGTTTGCGTAACTTCCGGGGCAAAAAAAACGGCGTTGACGTCCTCGATGTCCATCAAGTCGATAAGGGCGTTTATCTCCTCTCGGGAGAAGTCGCCGCCGCGCTTCAGCTTCCGCCAAAGCGTTACCTCGGTGATGTTCAGGGCGCGGGCCACGTCTTTCTTGGTCAGCCCCTTCCGCGCCATGGCGGCGCGGTACTCCGGTAAATTGAACATGTCAGCCTCCTTTCTGTTACGTATTCGTAATGCAAGTATAACGGAAATGAAACCGCCGTGCAATACTTTTCCGTAGTTCATTATTGCGGGAATGTATCTAAACCGTTATTATTTAGGTACGGAGGTATTGACCATGGAGACGAAGGATTTAATTAGGAATAAACGGATTGAACTCGGGCTCACGCTGGCGGAAGTCGCCGAGGCGGTCGGTGTCCGCGCCGCCACCGTCTCCCGCTGGGAATCCGGCGATATAGCGAACATGAGGCGCGACAAAATCGAGGCGCTGGCCCATGTGCTCGGCCTCTCTCCGCTGGATATTCTCGGCCGGGAACCCGAGCCGGGCTATTACTTCGACCCGGAGGCCGCCCAGATCGCGCAGCGGATTTACGAGGACCGGGAGCTCCGCGCCCTCTTCGATGCTGCGGCGGAGGCGGACCCGGAAGACCTTCAGGCGGTCCACGCCATGCTGAAGGCCCTGAAGGCGAAGGAGCGCGGCGAGGGTTGAGAGTCCATTTTATCGGACACCTCCTTTGATACATTTCGGATACAAAGGAGGTGAGCACGATGTATATAAACGTTCACTTGATTCGCCTCGGCACCGTTCGGGAGGTCGTAGTCGAAAATGAGGACGGCGGTCATTCGGTTTTTATTGATGATCAGCTGTCCCCGGAAGGCCGGGAGGATGCCCTCCGCCACGCGCTTCGGCATATAGAGCGCGATGACTTCGGAAAATATGGAGATGTGGGAAGAATTGAACGCGAGGCTCATGGCCTTGGATGAAGCCGACCGGGAGCGGGCGCTGGCGCTGCTGCTGGAAGTCCTCGACTTTATAGAAAAATACCCGGAGGGGCTGGCTCCGGGCGACCGTTTCTAATTGCTTTAGGGAAACAAAATAAGAACCGGCGCGTCTATTATACCGCCGGGGGAAGGCGGTGTCTATGTACTCTGAAAAATTGAAAAACGGGCACTTCCGCCACCAGATCGCGTTCGTCGAGGAACGGACCGGGAAGCGGCGGAAGGTGTCGGTCGTGACCGACAAAAACACCCAGAAGGCCAGACGGGAAGCCGAGCGGCTCCTGAACGAAAAGGTCTGCGCGATCAATGCCGGATGCGGCTCGGATGACGCCACGCTCCGGGAGGTCGCTGAGGCGTTCCTGAAGGCCCGTGCGGACGTTTGGCGGCCCGGGACCTATAACCGGTACACCTTCAGCATAAAAGCCCTCTGTGGGGCTCTGGGGGCCGATTCCCGCGTTGCTAAACTGACCGCCCGCTATGTGATGCAGTCCATCCGGGACGCGAAGCCGAGGGCAGCCACCCGGAACGAGCTCCTCCGGTCCTTTAAGACCATCATGCGCTGGGCGTACCGGAATGACTTCGTCGCCTCGGTGGAATGGTTGGGAAAGCTGGAAAAGTTCCCGGAGCCGCCGATCAAGGAAAAGAACGCCAGAAAATACCTCGAGCGGGACGAGCTGGCGGCGCTCCTGCCGGAGCTTCGGGTCGACCTGAACCGCTACTTGATCGCGTTTCTGGCGCTGTCCGGTCTCCGTATCGGCGAGGCGCTGGCGCTCCAGAAGGAAGACGTCGACCTCGACACGCGGCAGATCGCCGTCACCAAAACGCTAAATCTCCGAAAGCGGACTATTATCGAGGGCGCGAAGACGTACACGTCGAACCGCTCCGTCTTCATTCAGGACGAGCTCCTCGACCTTGTCCGCGATATACGTAAGTATATGACCGAGATGGCGCTCGCCTGTGGCTTCCGGTCCTCGTTCTTTTTCTCGGACTTCAGCGGGCGTCCGCTCCCTTATGATCGCGTCAACAAGTACTTCCGGGAAAACTGCGAGCGGGTCATCGGCCGCAGCCTGTCGCTCCATTCGCTCCGCCACACCCACACGTCCCTCATGTTCGAAGCTGGCGCCAGCCTCGACGCGGTGTCGCTCCGGCTCGGCCACGCGGACAGCCGGATAACGAAGGAGATATATCTCCATATCACCGAAAAGAAGCGGGCGGAATACGACGAACAGTTCCGCCAGATCAAAATTCTTTCGTAATTCCCCATTTTGTCCCCATGGCGGGCGTTTTCTGGCAATAAAAAAGGCGGGAAGCCCTTATTTTTCAAGGGTTCCCGCTTTTGGGTCCGATGGAGCCGAGGGGAATACGCGGAAGGGCTCCGCCGTGTTCAGCTGTGCTCAAAATGCCCGGTTTTCTTGGCTTTTGGGGGCTTCGCGTGTTCTGCCATGCTCAGCCGTGTCCAGAATTTAGTCCCCATTTTTTCCCCACGCCCGAAGGGCTGCCTTGATTAGTCCTTGCTTGCTCTCGGCCTTTGCCAGAAGCGCGATCAGGTCCGCGTCCGTGTTTCGGTTCAGCTTCACGCTCACGCGGACCGTGTTTTCCGCATCAAAGCGTTCCTGGGCTCTCTTTTGTGCTTCGCTCGTCATGTCCTTCTCCTTTCCTTAACCAAACCGTTTAAAGGCTTCCATCCAAAGGTTTATAAGTTCTTCCGTGGTGAAAACTTCGCAGAACTCTCGCTTCCACCCGGCCGAATAACCGCGGATGTGGTCTATTCTTTCCCGCATCTCCATCGTGGCGTTAATAACGCCTTCTCTGTCCATCTGCTCGAGTTTCGCTCGAAGCTCCGCGAGTTCTTTCTTGGTTGCTTTCTTGCTCATCTGGTTCTCCTTTCCTTTTACTCGCTGAAGGCTGCTATAAGGTCGCTGCTTATCGTAAGCCCCAGTTCTTTAATCGCGAGCCGCTCGGCCTCGATCACGCTGAATGCCCTAACCTCTCCGAGGAACTCGTCCGTTTCAATATTGTAGATCTTATAGGTTTTCATTTTGTCTCCTCCTCTCACCCACACATTAGGTCGTACCTATATTAAGAGCAAGCTGATTTTTGCAAAAACGTAATTTTTACATCAAAAAAAGCCCCTCTTTCGAGGGGCAGCATTCAGGAGCTGTTTGGTGTGTCGTGTTTTAAGGGAGGTATTATGAAAAAATCCGTGCCGTCGTTGCTTGCTCCTGTCATGCTTTGGTGATGTAGTTCGCGGCGACGTATCCGAAGTTCTGGCGGCCGTTCCATTTAAAGCGGATATAGTACCAGCTCCCGGACTGGTCGCAAACGTCGACCATGTTCTTATAGCCGAGCTGAGTGATCACGTTCGCGCCGGGCGGGTTGCTGACCTTCGGCTCGCTTCTCACGTTCAGCAGGCCGGTGTTCACCTCCCCGACCCACTTCGGAACCTTCGAGGGCCCGACGTCCATCGAGTAATATTTCCCGCCTACGTTCGAGGTGTAGCCGTAGCCGTTCGGGGAGCCCGGCCAGACGATTTTCAGCCAGCCGGAGGCCAGGATCTGGAGGACTTCCACCTTTTTGCCCGGATCCACATGACCGAGGGACGCGGAGCTGACCTTCGCGGCCTTCCGCACTTCCATCTGCTCACGAGCGGTAGCGGAGCCAATGCCTTTACCGACATAGGTCATGTTGCCCTTAGAGGGTGAGAGCTTCGCCTTGAATGCCGCCCACTTGCTTTCGTTGCCGCTCTCAGCGTTCCATCCGATGATGCCGGGGCAGAGCTTTCCGTTGACATCGTAATGACGAATGACATGGTCGGCGTCGATACCGTACTCTGCCATGAGGTACTGCGTAAGCTCAAGCGCGTTTTTCAAGGCCGCATCCGTGAAGGAATAGGTCGGACTGTTTGCGTTCTGCATCTTGCCGGTAGAGTTGGTGGAACAGATCTCGATGCTGATGCAGTTCGTATTCTTGGCAATGCCGTACAGCCTTCCGCCCTTAGTGTTGTTTTTAGCACCACCGACCGCCCAGCAGTAACGGTTCTTAATGTCTGGGTTGTACTGCACCACGGTCGCGTCATCCACGACAAAGTCCGCAGACGCATCCCTGTCCGTTGTCGCAAAATACTTCGCTGTATTCGCCGCAGATCCCGGCTTCGAGGACACTCCTGCCGTGTAATGAATGACGATATACTGGATCTTTCTGCCGCTGTATGCGGTCGTTTTTGCTGTGCTCGTTATTTTGGTGATGTTTAGCATTTATCCCTCACTTTCGTCGCTTTTGACTTCAGGCAATCCTGCCAGACTCATCAGCAGGGACAGAACTCCGGCCATAGCAGCCGCGGACGCCACTGCGATCCAGTTGACCTCACCGATCAGCGCAGCTGTGCCGATGGCACCCAGCGCGGCCTGCGCAACCGTCTTGATGGCGCGGATCCCCGCAGCCCTCCACCATGCTTTGCTCATTGTTTCGCCTCCAAATCCGCGATCCGGTGATTAATCACCTTGATCTGCTCCTCCACGACCGGCATCCTCCGGGCGAAGTTGTTATGCTCTCTGACCTCGCGTGTCAGCTCGTCGAGCTTTGTGTCGGTCACTGCCTGATGCTTCTCAAGCTCCGCCGTCACCTTAGCCTGGGTAACTCTGTTCTGGATGACCACCGCGATGATGGTCGCCGCCGCTGTGATGATTGCCACGATGATAGCTTCACTCATTTTGTCTCCTTATGCTAATCTGATGTACGAAAACCACGGATAAACCGCTATCGTGCTTCCAGAGTTTTGATATACCCACAAGGAGTACGATGTGGATGAGGTGAAATTCAACAGCCGAATCACTTGTATCCTCGTCTGGCTTGAACTGGCACTAACCATCGGAGACAAACGACCGTGAGCGGTGTCCGATGAACCGGAAATGTCTATTGCTCGCACTCCTGTCGCATTTGCGTCGAATGCCGCTCCCCCGATATATAAATACAAGCCGGGAGAGAATGTGCGAGTATCTGCGGCGACCCACGACCCGGAGGCAAGATTGAACGCCGAAATACTTAGATGGTTGACAAAACCAGAATTGATATTCGTTAAATTTGTGTTTATGGAAGTGAGCACGTCACCAACTGTCACGGCGTCCCACTTCGAGCCATCCCACGTCCCGGAAGTCGATGCATTCGCAACATAGAAACCATCGCCTTTTGTGCAATAGTCGCCTTTTATATAGCTTGTGCCCGCGTCATAAGGTGCCGCGATCTGAAGCTGAGCGAGGTCGAGAATATCCTGAATCTCACTCCCTGTCTGAGTACATTGATAGGCCATGTCTGCCTCCTTAACTACTTAACAAGATAACCGCATCCACATTAATTCCTAACGGAGCGTTATTCGCCATCGCTGTTGAACCTCCGTTTGTGGTCACAGGTGCGTACGTAAAACGCACAGCGACATTAACTCCATCTTCACGAGGAGTGACATATATATGCTCCACCTCATTCGTGCGATAACTTGCTCCCCCATTCCATACTTGAACGGATGAAGAACCAAGCTGTGTATATGTCCCGCCAGAAGCACCAGATCGAGCGAATGGATACCCGCCCGCCTGTCTGACTGTTATTTTCAGTGAGGACATTGATGCCGAGGTCGCCTTAATCACGCGCGACGAAGGGATGAAAAAGTTGATGTCCCTCGATCCTGTCGTCGTGTAGCCGGTGAGATATAAGTTGCCGGTCTGCCATAAAGCTATACGCGGACTCAGTTCCGCATTCTGCACGAACAGCTGACCGCCAATATCGAACTTCCCGTTGACGTGGATGCCGTTTGCCGAGGTCGGTGACAGCGGCTGCATCAGGTCTACCGCCAAAACCGCGAACCCGGCATTGTCAGCAAACAGACCGCCCGGGCGGATATGAACGCCTGCGGTTTCGATGATCGTTGCCGTGTTGGTACTGCCGACCACTAACCCCGCATTGATCGTGTAGCTGCTCTCCTGACCATTGACCAATTTATTCACACGAAGCAAATCAAGCGACGTGATCAGGCCGTCGCCGTTGAGGTCGTACTTGTTTATCTGTGCGGCCGTAGGTGTAACAGTTCCGAGCAGGATGTTCTGCACGGTTGTCACATCCGACGCGCTATAATCCGACGCATAGAACGTGTAGTTGCGGTCGATAACGATTCCGACCTTGTTCATCGTTACAGCAAGATTTCCAGAATTGTCATAGATCTTCGCGATGCCATTGCCGTTGTCCAGACCGCCGAGCGACAGCTCTCCGCCTTTTATCCTGTCAGCACTCAGGCTCCCGGTCGTGATGTAGTCCGCGACGATCTCTCCATCAGCGGTCATCGCCAGACCGAACGTGCCAGAGTATCCGCTCGCCGAATACCCTAAGCCGTTCTTGTTCCACCTCCACACCTTCGTGGCGGTGGAAATGTCAGGAGTGTCCATGATGAGTAACTCGTCAGGGTAGCCGTCTCCGTCTCCGTCATGGAGAATGACATATCCTCCATCGTTGCCGGTGATCAGGGCCGTGGCTGCGTTGATGGCTCTCTGCATGGAAGGCGTGACCGAGGTCGTCAGGATCTTCTCGCTCTCCTGCAGTCCCGCGATGGTCGCAGGCATGTTCGCCTTCGCGTCTCCGATCTCGAGAGCCGTGTATCTGTCAGCCAATACATCCCATGTAGCGGAAATGCACTTTGCCGTCGTCTGGATGCCCAGCTTCTCAAAGATGACCGTCACTGTGTCGCAGAGGTCAACTCTGTCAGTCAGTTCACCGACCTGAACCCAGTCCAACGTGATATTCACGTTCGGTCTTCCGATGTTGTTCTGCGTCATGTAGGACTGAGCCTTCGCGGTCAGCTGTGCTTTCGTGGGCTTGTCCGTGAACTCCAGAGACAGGTCGAGGACTAAAATCTTTCGATAGTTGAATGTCCCGGCGACATTGATGATGTTCGTCTGCACCGACTGTCCGAGGATCTCGTTCTTCCAGTACGCCAGAACGCCGGTGTAAACGTTCTCGATGTTCGCTTCCTGTCTCAGATCCAGAAGGTTCTTTCCGTATCGGATGACCACTCCCCGGTTCTGGCCTCTGTCTTTGAACAGGGTGCAAGTGTAATTATCGTATGCCCACTCCCCTCCGTAGACATCTAAAAGACTTCCTTCCATTCCTCCGAACAGGCTTCTCGCCGAGGTCGGATATGCCACATTGAAGTCCGCGATGGTGGGAACCGTCGTGCCGATGCTGAAGGGAGTGGAGATCATCGCGTTCGTCATCAGACCGGCACACGCAGCCGAACAGGAAGTAGCCGTGAACGGAGCCACAGGGACACCGCTCAGGTCATAAGAGATGTGAGCGGCATTTACTTCGATGACTCCGTCGATGGGCGAGGTGATCTGATAGACCCGGAACGCCTGAGGGCTGTCCGTGAAGTTCGGCTTCGCCCAGATGATGCTTCGGTTCTCGATCTCGCTGAAGTGGACTCCGTCCATCGGATATTCCATCGTCAGTTCATATTCGCCGTTTCTTTCCTCGTAGACCTCGCACGAGATGCAGTCCGTCAGTTTGCCGAGACCGAGCGTCGTGAAGTTCCTCTGTGCGGTATAGTCGCCAGATGCCAAAAGCTGTTCACTGTTCACATCCTCCAAGGGGATGGAGTTCACATCAATGAGTGCTTCCGGGTCTGCGTCAGGTCGAAAAAGAATAGGGATCATAATGTCCACCAATTCGGAGTCACTTCGACGGAAGTGATGCCGCCTGTGATCGTGATGGTCTGCGTTCCTCCCGGAATGACCGGGAAGGAACCAGAGACCAGGCTGTTCAGATTAACTCCGGGATAATAGGCATCCTGTGCGTCACAGTCCAATATCATGCCGTCATAAATGCCTGTTATCGTGATGGTGTTTCCACCGCACTCGATGGTTCCGTTCCCGGAGCCGTGTACGACCATCTGAGGTCTCGCAGTGAACGAGGTCGGGTTGTCTATCGTGTCCGTGCCTGTCAGGGTGACCGCCGTTTCGCCGGTCAGAAGGAACCTCCGAGGATCGCACGAGAACGTGATGGTCGCACGACCTCTTCTTCTCATGACGCTCATAAAGTCATAAGGCCCTTCGAAGAACGCTCGACGATAATGCTGTGTGTCGTAGGTGTCCTCCAACCGCTGATAGCCGTTCTTCGAGAACAGCCAGTCCGCGAGGGAATATCCGACCGCAGTCGCGTCATTGATGGCTCCGCTTCCACCCCATATGTCATAGGACTGCTCGACATTCTCCCAAGCGTCCTGCATGACCACGATGTCGCCGTTCCGACCCGGCACAGAGTATCTTTCCACCTTCCGCGCCGGTCTGTCCTGATTCGGACAATACTCGATATTCAAGTTAAGGCTCGAAGACGACACCCCTCCGAAAGTGAGTGAATTATGCATAAACAGCCCCCTTTCGGTTCACGGCATGCTGCATCTTCTGCATGACGAGGTTCGCGATCTCGTTCTCGTTCTGCCCTGCCGCCGCGTTCACCGTGATGTTGATGGTCTGGTTTCCGCTCTCCTCAGAAACAATCTTCCGAAGGTCGTCCAACGCGCCGACGAACTCAGGTCTCTTCTCACCGACACCGATGATGGACGGATGTGTGAAGATGCCGCCTTGGTCATACCAGTTGATGCCAATGTGCGGAACTCTCGGAGGGCTTAACGAGAAACTCCCGGTAATGTTGAAGTGCGGAAGTTTGATGTGCGGAAGCTGAATGTGAAGGTTCGCGAAGAACCCTGTTATTCTGCTCCAGATCCCGGTCACCGCGTCATAGGCAGCTTGGAACTTCGAACGGAAGAACTCGCCCACGTTGTTGAACGCTTCCTTGATGCGCTCCCACTTGTCCGAGAAGAACTTCCCGATGTCCATCCAACGGCTCGTCACGTTATGGAATGCGCTCGTAAAGCTGTTCGTGATGAAGTCCCTTGCACTCGCGAAGATGTTCTTGATGCCCTGAATGACATTCACGAAGTTCTGATACAGGAACTGGAACGACCGCACGGTGTTCTGAATGATCCGTTCGAAGACCGCTTTGGTTCTCTCAATGGAATTTCTAAACGCATCAATGGTCACTTGCCACGACCAACTGACATGCCCTGTCTTCTCCTCGAAGACAAGTAATGCGGCAGTAAGCCCACCGACCGCAGTGATAATGAGTCCGATCGGGTTCGCCGTCATCGCGGCATTCATCGCCCACTGTGCAGCCGTCGCACCGGCAATGGCTGAGGCGATTCCTACCAGAGCAGCAATGACCACTTCTTTGTGGTCGATAACAAAGCCCACGACCTCAATGACCGCGTGAAGCACTTCTCCGAGTTTCTGGGCAACTTCCGACCAGTCAACAGTCCTTGCCCATTCAAGAAAAGCGTTTGCCATCTCCTCAATAGCCGGGGCCATCTCGACGATGATCTGGTTCCGAACGGCTTCCAACTGAAGCTTTATGCGCTCGAAACTGTCATCCATGTCACCGAGAGCCGATAATGCTTCATCGTCCAGAACGTAGCCCATCTCGTGGGCTTCCTGAGCGAAGTCTTCAATGGCATCCGACCCGGCTTCGATAAGAGGGTTTAAGTCCTGAGCCGAACGACCGAAGATGTCCATCGAATAGGCATCGCGCTCGGTCTCGTTGTTCATCGATCCCAGAGCGTCGATGGTGTCATAGAAGACATCCTCAGCCCTTCTGAGGTGCCCGGACGAGTCTGTCACAGCGACACCCAGAGCCGAGAACGCTTCATAGGCCGAACCTGTCCCGGATGCCGCCGACTGCATGTTATTGGTCAGCTTTCTCAGAGACCCTGAGATGGTGTCGACCGGCACATCGATGAGTTCTGCCATGTAGCGGAACTCCTGTAAGGTGTCAGTCGCTAGTCCGGTCTGCGAGGACAGCGTCAGGATCTCGTCAGCGAAGTCCCCGGCATCTTCAACGGCTTCCACCATCGCTTTTGCCAGTCGTTTGACGGCATCGATGGCAAGCTGTATTCCTCTTGTAACCATGTCCGCGAGGACTTGTCTCGCGGTAGACCAACCTCTGTTCGCTTTGTCCTGAGCGTCTTCGGCCTGTTCGGTCTCTCGCTCAAGTTTGTCCGTCGATGTGGCGGCTTTGTCGCTCTCCTGTCCGACTCCGTGCAGTTCGCGCTCGGTTTCGTCAAGCTGACTTTCGTACTTCTTCAGGGCCTGTTCGGTGTCAATGATCTCACGTTCGAGGATTTTCTGCTTTTCCGCATTCTCCTCGGAAGGGTCGGCGTTCTTTAACTGCTCGTACGCTTCCTTCTCGATCTTTAACTTCTCTTTGACATCGTTGATGGCTCTGCCGAGGTATTCCTGTTTCTGCCGTAAAAGGTCAACGTTGCCCGGGTCGACCTTCAGCAGTTTGTTGACATCCTTCAAAGCGGAGTTCGTCTTCTGCAAGGACTTGTCAACACCGGCTAACGCTCTCTGCAAGGGAGTAGTGTTGCCGTCGATTTCTATCGTGATGCCTTTGATTCTTCCAGAGGCCATAGTTACTCCTTAAAACCGGTCGAAGTCGCTCTGCGTGGCGACCCCTGCCCATCCGTCCCAACTGTCGTTCGTTTTCTCGGTCATCATGTCGAAGATCATGCCCATGTCCAACTCATTCAAGTCGGACATGGACAGACCTAATTCGACACAGCGGAGCAAATAGAGACCCGTGTTCATGTCACGGTCTAATGCTCTCTCTTTTTTTTTGGCGCGGACAAGGTCGTTCTGTTCCCTGCCCAGAGCGTCAGGACATCCCCGGCGGCATATACTAATGCCATAGGGTCGTCCAACTCTCCGAGCCATGTTTCGATGTCCTTGTCCTCCGGGATGGAGCCACCCTGACGACCCAGAACGAAGGTCAGCTGTTCAATAGCAGACACATCCTTGATCTGCCCGTCAACGATAGCCCCGGTAATGTCAGCGAAGACATCTCTTCCGAACATCACCCGATAAATGCGAGGAGTCGCGCCATTGGCGACCATCCGCATGTCCTTCCCGTCGATGTTGATGATCTTCTCCATGCTTTGCCTCCTTTAGCTCGGCTGAACGACTGCCGTGAAGAAGCTCGCGTAGCCGCTCGCGTCGGACTCCATCTTGCCCTTGACCATGTCCTTGTCGACGGTCGCGTTATAGACGCTCGTCGCCGTCAGGTCGAGAGTTTCCGTCACAGGCTCCACGCTCGATTCCTTCGTCTGCGAAGACACCGCAGGGCGAGCCGCCACGCAGTTATACATGACATGCTTCGTGGCGGCATCATCTCCCTCAAACTGGAACAGCAGCGCGAAGTGAGCAGGCTCCACGTCCACGACCTCGTACTGAAGGCCGGTGGTGGAGTCCGTCTGCTCGCCGAGGATTTCCGTGCGGAACGTGTCCGGGATCAGGGCCAGCTCCAGAGAGCCGGTGTAACCGTTGTTGGACACGCCGACATAGTAGACAATGTTATCCGCGTAGAACGGCGTCGTGTCACCCTCGGAGTCGAGCGTGAGGTTCACGGCACCCGGCAGAGCTACCGGCGTCGCATAAGTCGCGGAGCCGTTCGCCGCGATGGTGGCCTTCGCGTAGTACACGTTCTTAAGGCCGTACTTGATCTTGTTAGCCATTGATCACTACCTCCATAGTGTAGGCGACTTCGAACATGCGCTCGGAGTCGATGTAGGTTTCGTCTCGTTCGTAGACCATGCCGCTGAGAGCTTCCTCGACCGTTTCCTCCAGCTCCACGTCCTTCTCGTCCGTGTAGAGCTCAACGACCAGCTCGCGGATCTTCGCATAGTTGGAGTCGTCCGCTTTGAAGTCATTGTCTCCGGGATAGTAAAAGACGAGGTAAGGCGGTTCCGGCGCGTGGTCCTCCGGCCACTGGTAATAGGTGACCGGGAGGCCGATGCCCTGCAGCATGGTGTAAATTTCCTGATAGGTCATTTCAGCGCCTCCTCAATTCTCTGGACGACTTCCTTCTCGGCCCACTCATTGACCGGCGCGACATGAGGGAGCGCCCTCGTCCGCCCTCCGTTCCGTTTTGCGTGTCCGAACTCCAGAAGATGCACGAGGCCGGGATAGTCCTTGTTGTAGACGATCCCGCTCACGCCCAGCCTAGTCTTTTCGACCTTGGCCGTCCAGCCTTTGGCATAGCTGCCGTCCTGCTTCGGTGACGTGTTCCGAAGCTGCTTCGCCGCGTCCTTCGACACCTTCGGAATCACCTCGTTGATGGCGCCCTCAGCCTGCTCGGCATATTCCTCCAGAATGGCCTTTATTCTGACCTGAAGGTCCTCAGCCATGCACTCCCGCCTTCCTCTCCGCGTAAAGCTCCACGAGGTCCAGCGTCCGGCGGTAGGTCCTGTACACGGAATAGAGCTGACCGTTGAAGGCCAGCTCCATCTCGTCGTTGTAGTCCCATGCCGAAACGATGAACCTGTACTCCGGCTTGAAGCCGTTCTGGCCGCCTTCGAAGAACTCCGAAGCGCTCACGCTCTCCACGCGGGCATAGACATCTGTCTCGGTCCACTGCAGCCGCGTCACACCGTAGGCGTCAACGGTAGCGGTAGATGCCCTGAGCGTGATGACATTCTGCATGTTCATGCCGTCACCCCCATGTCGTGTAGCCTGTCGCCATAGACAGCTGAGCCTTCTGCTCGTCGTATGCCGCTTTCAGGCGCTCCGCTTCCTCGGGCTCTCCGAAATGGAGCTTGCAGTAAGTCTCCACCGCACGGATGACAAGAGGGTCGGTCTCGTCGGTGTTCGTCACCCCTGCGATGCCCAGATCGAGCAGAGCAGCTTCCACGAGGTCGGTGATGTCCTCGTCGAAGATGGTCACGTTCATGAGTCTGAGCGTTCTTTTCACTTTTTCTTCGATGGCCGTCATGGTCTACCTCCTGCCGCGTTTATTTCTTCTTCGCGGCTTTCTTCTTGGGTTTCTCTTCCTCCGGAACAGCAAAGCCAAAAGCGCGAAGCCGTTTGGCCTCGCGCTCTTCTACTTCGATGACTGTCCCGGCAGGCAGTTTAACCGCTGCCTCACGGGTGAGCCTGACTTTCATCACACAGGAATAACCACGCTGAAGTGGTTAGGCGCGACAACCGCGTGACCCATAGGCAGACGGCCCACGACCTTGACCAGATCGGCCTCGGCGAGGCTCAGGTCGTCATACTTGAAGGTCGGCTCGAAGCCGTTCGGGAAGTTCGCGCGATAACCGTTCTCGAGGTCGCCCACAATCATGATGAAGCCGTCATCCGCGCCATCAGCCGGCGTCAGCGTGTCGTTGAACAGGACAGGCAGTCCCTCGAACGGGTCGAAGCCATAGCTCGCCTGCATTGCCAGTCCTTTGTAGTAGCCATACGAAGCCTTGTTGATGATAACGACAGGGTTCACAGCCTCGTCGGACAGCGCAGAAATGGCATTCACGACATCGGTGATAGCACCACCAGAAATGCGTGCGCTGGCAACCGGTGCGCTTGGATCACGAGACGCGATAATGTCAGCCACGACCATGTCGGCAGCCTTCTTGATGATGCGGTGCGTGATCTCGTCGTAGATGTAGTCGAGGAACGCCTCGCCGTTCATGTCGAGAATCTCATCCGAGAAGGTGATCCACTTCTTGATGGTCTGAGGCACCATCTCGACGATGGTGATGGTCAGCTCTTCCTCGGAGACGAAGCCGGTGCCGGACTTCACGCCCTCGGTGTGGATGCCCGCAGCCGTCGCGGCGGTCTCGACGCCGATCTTGACGTTGCCCTTCAGGTTCGTCTTGCGGACGCGGGACATGATCTCGTCCTTCTCCCACGCCGTCTTGATGATGTTGTCCACGATCTCGGGCACCGGGATGGTACCGCCCGAAACGTTCTCGGTCAGCAGCGAGCGGACCTCGGTCGCGTCGCCGGTCTTGATGTACTTTGCGAAAGCGTCCACATACTCGGTGGACTTTCTGATCTCAGCAAGGGTCATTTTGGTTTCTTCCTTTCTCTCTTCGATTACTTCACCGGAGCCCTTCAGGACCGCCTCGGCGGCCTGCTTCCGCTCCTCGATAATGGCGGCGCGTCTTTCCTCGATCGCTTCCGCCTCGGCCTGCAGCGCGTCCAGATCGGCGTCTTCCGTATCCATCTCGCTCAGGATGGCGGCGGCCCGCTCTTCGACCTCCTCGGCGCCCAGAGCCATGATCTCGTCTCTGGTCATTTCTTTCCCTCCAGAATGTTCTTGATGGCCTCCAGCTTCGCGGCTCTCGCCTCCGCCTCGGCTTTGGCTCTCTCACTCTCCAGTGCCGCCCGGGCGCTCTCCAGCGCCTGAACGTCTGCCCTTGCCTCGATGGATGTTGCTTCGTATGCCGGGAAAATGACCGCGCTTACTTCGAACACGCGGTCGATGGCCGTAATATGACGGACTGGATAGTCGCTATCCAGATCGGTCCACTCTTCATTTCGGACGGTGAACATGAACGACATTCCGGAGATGTCTCCCCGGCTGACGGCGGAATAAAGGCTCCGCGCCGTCTCGTTGTTCTCGGTGTCCAGATTTGCCCGGATGTTCAGGCCGCCCTCCACGCGCTCCAGCTGCATGGTGCTGTTCGCGTTGTTGTTTCTCGAACGGGCGAGCGGGACCATGTCGGTGTTGTGGTTGATCAGGAAGCGGACGTCCTTCAGGTCCGCCTCGTCCAGCGCTCCGCGCTCGATGGTCTCGCCGTAGATGCCCGCGACGTCGTACATGGAATCAAAAACGACGGGCTGGCCGGTGATGTACTTGCCGCGCTCGTCGTCCTGTTCCGCTCGGACTTCGCACTCGAAGTCTCTCAGGAATTTAGTCCTCGTCTCCATCTTGTCCTCCGTTTATCTCTTCCGCGTTCTTGTACTCGCCCCGGATGGTGCGGACGTCTCCGCCCTCGACCGGCGGAAGGTTGAAGACCTCCCGCGCCTCGTTGATGCTGAAAATGCCCCGGTCCGTCAGCTGGGCGGTCACGTTTAGCTTGTCCGCGTTGCTGAGGTATTGGAGCCGGTTCGCCGTCAGCAGGAGCTCGCTCCCCCGGCTGCGCTCGTTCTCGGTAAAAATGGCCTTTGTCATCGCGTCACTGAACTGGATGGCGAAGACCTCGATCGCGCCCTCGTAGAACGCTGACCAGGCATCGCCGTAAGCCTTGTTCTGCAGGACGTCCTCATTCACACCGAAGTAGTCGAAGACATTCGTCTGGATCAGCTCCATCTGCTTCGGATCCGGGCTGTATGTGTCCCCGGCCAGCTGTTTGATGTCCGTGTAGGTGTTCGGGAACAGCAGTACTCCGCCGCCCTCCGCCTCCGCGCTCAGGTTTCGGTCAGAGAAAC